ATTTGGAATTGTAACTTGGAACGATATATCAAACTGTCCGTTTTGCTGGATGTATTGCAGGGTCTTTTCTATAGTTCTATCAATCCAAGCCCTCTCAGGGGTATCCTCATTGGTCCACGAGGTTTTTCCCCATTCTAAAGGCTGAATATAGATATCGAAAAGATCTGGTCGGGAAGCTAGTGCGCGCATTGCGAATCTAGCCTGTTCTCCGTATCCCGATCTTGTTAGAAGGGGTCCTCTAAAGAATACTTTCTTTTTCATTACGCTACCTCCAATAAATGCCAGCGTTTATATTGTTTTCTCTCTTCCCATGATCCGTATGTTTCAACAACATCATCCATAATCTTAACCCAGTTTTTCTCATAATCGTCAAAGTTATAGTTTGCACGAACATGTTCTCTACCTTGTATCGACATCTTCTTGTAAGTCTTTGGTGCGATGTTCAGAGCCTTTTTGAGGGTGTTGGTGAAAGCTTTCTGGGTGATACGATCCTCGTAGATATATGGCACTTGTAGGGAACCAATAATCGCCTTCGAGGAAGGTTCTAAACCGTAGCCAAACCAGTTCTTTCCATCGGTAACCTGCTCTTGCAAGCCTCCTGTCATATTAACAATAATAGGAGTTCCGCATGCTAAAGACTCTAACGTTCCTAGTCCAAATCCTTCTGCATCTGAGATATTAATGGTAAAATGCGCAGCGTTGTACATTGCTGCGAGGTCTTGTGGAGAAACCTTATCAGTTGAAAGCAAAACCTGTCCGTCTGTTATATTAAGGTGGTTCAAGATATGAGGCAAGTCTTGTCCGTGAGGATCTCGCGCATCAGTATGCATAAGCAGAGTAGCTTTGTCATGACCCACTTCATCTAAGAACTCTTTAAACCACCAAATAAGTGTTCCAGACTGTTTTCTACGTGCATTTCTATTATTCCAGAAAAAGATTTTCTTCTCCGGGTTGGCGAACTCTGTTGAGGCTCCAACGACGCGTTCACGAATAACAGCGGTTCTTGCAAGATCTTCATCTGTTTTGAACTTATAGAAAGACTCCGAGTCTACCGCATGTGGAAGATACTCGCTGTCTACGTCTGGAGCAACTGTATCTAGAATACCCTTTGTAACCTTTGATATACAAACTACCTTATCATTAGATTTGTAGTAGTTTGCATTATAGAACGGTGCCGGGTTGTTATCCCATACATGATAATAAACCATTGGGACGTTGATTCTCACTTCGTTCTCGATTTCCCACAGCCACGTATAAAAACGAGGATCTGTCATAAACCACAATACATCCGGTCTTTCTTTCTGGAGTATCGAGCGTATGATTTCGGGGTTTCCATATCCATCGACAGGGAATATTCGCCAGTCTTCCCCATAGGGATCAACCTTCTGCATTTGGTATTCTCTGTGTTTTACTGCTCCGCCTAAGCAAACAAATTGATAGCGCCCTGTTTTAAGGAGCGCCTCGATCATATACCGGGTTTGGGTTCCAACCCCGGATGGCGAAAGCGGGTGATCGGAGAGCACCAAAACTTTCTTTTTCTTCATTAAATTATCCTCACTTACAGTGTTCTGTGTTATAAAATTTGCATCCGAAGCCGGATGTACAGGACGCCTTATTCTTGATAGTTCGTCCTTTCTTGATGTTCCAAAGCGCGGTTCTTAAAACCTTTAAAGCGTTTTCAGTTTTCTTTGGACCACTTGTTACTCGAAAGAATTCAACTCTATTGTTTTTAGCTGTTCTTTTGAGTAGAGCAAAGTGTGTTTCAATATGTTTTGGATCTGTGTCTGTCTTTTGTGCGAAGAAGTGCTTATAAAGGGTTAGTTGATAAGTTGTCATTTTTTCGCTTTTACGGCGAGAGTTCCAACCCCAAGAACAGGTCTTCCAATCAAAGATGTGCACTTTTCCATCAGGTGTCGCGACGATAGCATCGATGTATCCCTTAAAATTGTATTTTTCTTCGTCTTTTATAGACTCATAAAGCGCAAGCTCCGTTGCCAACACTTCGTATTCGCCGAAATAATCACTCAGAGCATCTTCAATCTCAGGCAAAATTGCTTTGCCTTGATGGTGCATGTCGGAGGTCATCTTAGGGTCCACCTCAACATCATCTGGTAGTTTGGCGATATTTTCCTCAAACGCTTTAACAAAGTGCTCTTCTTCGTTAAAACTCTCTTTTAGAAGCTTCTTCTCACATACATCATGAATAGCGGAACCAAAAGCAGTGTAGGCATTTCCCTTGAAACCATCTATCTTATCTACTCTTGTTAATTTATGGTAAAAGGCGCAAAACGCCCAATCTTTTAACTCACTATAACTTATGTGCGGCACACAAACTCCATGTTTCTTATTATTATAACCACATCAAATGCTTTCGTCAAGGTTTTTTATGTCGTGAAGAAAAAAAAGTTTTTGTGCTAACACTGGGGAAATCGTTTTAAGCAGTGTTTTATTCGCATAAAGATAAAAATCAGTGAACCCTGTTGCAAAGTATTCTCTTAGCGACGTGGCTGCATAAGCGTTTATAAATAATCCAGTGCATATCATCCTCAGCTTATCTCTTCCCACTGTTTGAAACAAGAAGTTATCGAAATCTTCGTCATACTCTGTATTGGTAAACCAGCTTTTGGGAGCTTTGTAGCCAAGAGCGTTTAACTTATTATAGAGTGAGCCTCTTTTTTGTAGGAACTCAGATTTTATTCTTTGGTCTGCATATATCTCGTAACCATACGGTGTTTCGATCGAATGTGCGATCTCATGCACTATATCGTCTATCAGATCTTCTTCGCTTTCTTGAACGTTTGATATATGTAAGATCCCGTCTTTGTAAAAGGCACTAATGTACCTTTCTTCAAATTCTTTGAAATGCCCGATTATGATCATCTCCATTTCTGATAATAGGTGATCGGGGATCTTTTCTTCAACTGAAGCAACAACTGCTTCGGGGCTGATATCTGGGTTTTCTATCTGATTTTTAAAGTAAACATGGGTGCCGCGGCTGGTATAAAAATCATGTCCCGGCTGGTTCAGTTTCATCTGTTTCTGTCTTAAGTGTTCCTGCATCATTTAGTCCTAATTGATATCCTCTTAGAAAGTTTTCCTCTGCGATAACATAAACTAATTCCGGAAAATCAGCGGCCACAGTTTCAATAATCATATGGGCTGTTACCTTCTCATTGTCCGGTTGTAATTTTGCACCGGTATAATTAATGAGATATTGTTTTAGTTCCGAATTATTGTCCGGCGTTGTCGCCAGCATAGGGTTGGTGTGTACCTCTTCTTCAGTAATCACGTTTGTTTCTTTAGTTGTCATGTTATTTACTCCTATTAATAGTATAACACATTAAATCTTATTTGCAAGTATATTTATTAAATATATTAATCGGCGGGTGAATTATCTATAAAACCTTAGCTGCCATCGTTGCAACTTCACTTCTTTCGCCCTTTTTAAATGTAACATGCCCTGCAATTGGAAACTCTTTAAACTTTTCCACTGCATGAGCGAGCCCATTTGATGTTTCATTGACATAAATATTGTCAATCTGTTCAATATCGCCTGTAAGTATCACCTTGGTTCCGTCTCCGACGCGTGTGATAATTGTTTTAATCTCGTGCATGGTAAGGTTTTGAGCTTCGTCAATAATCATGAACGCATTTGCAATCGACCGGCCACGAATATATGTAAGAGCTTCGATTTCAATCTTGCCTTTCTCCATATACATCTCAACCGACGCTTTATCTCCCATCAAGAACTTAAGATTATCTTGAATCGGCATAAGCCATGGAAGCATTTTCTCATCCACTGTGCCCGGAAGGAATCCTATGTCCTTCCCCAGCGGTTGGACAGGGCGGGAGACAATCATGCGTGTATATGGGTTTTCCCGGAGACCTATGGTCTGTTGTAGTCCGGCTGCTATGGCAAGAAGGGTCTTACCACTCCCGGCCATTCCGACAAGAGAGACGACCTTTACGTCCGGATTTAATAAAAGATCGATGGCGAAAGCTTGTTCTTTGTTGCGAGACTTGATTTTCCAGTCTGGTATAGCCCCGTGGATCACTTTCCGAAGCGGGCGGTGAATATCTCTAAAACGTGCCAAAGCAGTCTTTTTGGGATTAGCATTAGAAACCATCATAACATATTGGTTTGGATACCACTCGGTTTCCATTTCACTATCAGAAATAAACACATCTTCATCATTGTAGAACCGATCGATTACAGCGTCATCGACAAGATGTTCTGCGAAGCCCTGATACAACTCTGCAGAGCTTTCAAGCGCTTTATCTGTATTGTATTCTTCTGACTTTATTCCAATCGAATCACAAATAACCCTCATGTTGATGTCCCGGGAGACTAAAATTGTCTCTCTGGGTGCTCTTTTTGATTCTTTGAGATGTTCTTTAGTTATGATCGCTTGGGCAGTGGCGATTATAACGTGATCGGGCACTCGGAGATCCAAATCCGGAGGAAAAGAGATAGAAGAAGTTACACAGGAATAAGACATCACTGTTACCAATCCTTTTCCTTTTTCAATTCTCACCCCTGTATTAAGATTGCCGCGGTGACGGATTTCGTCGAGGATACGGATTATGCGGCGCGCATTGACTCCGACAGAATCTTGGCGCTTTTTATGCTTATCAATTTCTTCTAATACCTTAAGGGGTATAAAAATATCATGATTGCTAAACTTGTATATTGCTTCTGCGTCAGTTAAATAGACGCTAGTGTCTAATACATAATTCTTCTTTTTGCTCATGTAATCCTGCATTTAATGGTACTATCGATAAATAGTCTCTTGCTTAAACAAATCTTATTTTATATTACGCCAAAATGGTGCCCCCACCTCGACTCGAACAAAGCACTGCGGGTTACAAATCCGCTGTTTTACCAGATAAACTATAGGGGCTAAAGTGGTTTTCGACGTCTCAGGAAACCACAAACCCCTGCCTGCGTGACGTTCGGCAGCCACGCACCGTTATTGTTTACCCGACGGTGCAGCGGACGCGGTGGCTAGTTAAATGTCAGAGTGCCATTTTCTGTGGGGACACTGACAGTCCATAAGGAAAGTGGGGCATGTTCTTCCAATAGTAGATTACCTACTGTAGTGATCACCTCTGTTGATAAGGTGCACTCTCCTCTCTTGTGATCGTATGCATGGACAGATGAATCGATAAAGTCTAGATCATAGAAATTCTCGGTGATAACCTCGGCAACGAAATCCGTAAATTCGAATTCACCGCGGTCATAATCCTCGAGATACCCTTCGGAACGGAGATGGTTTAAGATTCCATCGGAGGTGTCGCCGTATTTGGTGGACGCATTCAGTTTTGGGTGCTCTGTGATTAGTTCCGCGAGTGTAGAAATAACGTCGGTATCTTCGATCGCTGTATCAATCGCTGTCTCGTTATGCACAAACACATCGGTTGCGCCCTCGTAAGTCATCGTAACTTTGGTGTCGTTTGAAAGGTTTAGGTTTTTGATTTTGTTGATAATACTCATTTGTTCTCCCTTATAAAGTATAATATTATTTTAACATGAGAAGGTTATTGTGTCAACTTTTTTCCCACAAATAATCAGCCCACAAATCTGATGCGCGTGTATCACTTAATAAAGAGCTGAGAATACTATACTTTGGTGCATATGGTTTTCGCGATAGGCTCATTGCACTATCTCTTAAAAGCTTGTCTCCTTTCTTTTGATTACACGACTTGCATGCTGCCACCAAATTTAGCCATGTATTGGAGCCGCCGCGAGATTTTGGTATTACATGGTCTATTGTCAATTCAAGGGGAGGAAATTTATGTTGACAATATTGGCACTCATTATTATCTCTCAATAAAATATTTCTTCGATTTGGCGTTAGGTTATATAATCTAAACTTTATAACCCTGTGTAGAACTATAACCGCCGGTAGAACGAAACTCTTATCTACGGTATTTATCTTTTTCCCATAGTTTTCGACGGAAGTAGCTTTGCCAACAAGGCATAAGACAAAAGCCTCGATCGCATCAATCACCCCTACGGGTCGATAAGAAGCGTCAAGTTTTAGAGTCAAAGTAGAATGTCCCATATTATAGTTAGGGCTGCAGCTATCGTTTTCTTTTATTTTTCTGACACCTTGGAGGTATATCTGTGGGGTGGTGTTTCAAATTGTCGGACATTTTCTACCAAGTCTGACGAACTTGCTAATTTTTTGTCACCGCCGATGCTCCACAAAAGTTTAACTCCGAGTTCCTCGCATACATGCTGCTCGGGCGTGTTGTCGCGGCCGCGGTTTCCACCATTAGCGAAAAATGTTGGTTTATGTCGACGGATTGCTTCGCAAACAGTGCCATCGCTATCATTTACAGAATCAACCAGTATAACACCTTTGATAGCGTTCAATATCAACGCCCGGGCCTCAAAGTCCATAAACACAAAACCCTTTTTGCGAAATAACCATTCGTCAGAATTGGCGATCACAATTACGTCTCCATGTCGTGCTGCGGCACGAATCAGTTTTATGTGTCCGGCATGTACCGGATCAAAACCACCAGAAACCATTACAGTAGGTTTTTCTTCTTTTTTCTTGTCAACCATATCCCTATAGATTGCCATTTTATACTCCTTAAAATATAATTAGTAGTAATTTAAATTGTTTCAAAGCGAGCGCTTTATAGAATAACATAACCCACTTCGATTAAATCGCCGGGGGATGGCTCAAAGTCTAGTAGAATCATATTTGCTGCGGCATCATAGTTCCACTCTGTAATCTCTGTGCCATTTAAATAAACTACAAGACTTTCTATAACCGGTATTCTCGTTAGTGGTATTTCATCCACTATTCCAACAAGAAAAGTGCTGTCGGCTAGCCATAGGCTCCAATCGCTGCATAGGTCAACCGCTTCTTTGTAAAACCGAGTTGAAAGTTCTATATATTTCGTACCTATCATATTGGTGTAAGAGCTATCACATGTAGACTCTTCGGTGAGAACGATAGTAACAACGTCTTGTTGTACTTCAGAGAACTCTGACCTCAGCCAATCATAAAATATGTTTGTCGGTATTGAACTTTGTTCGTCTTCATCAGAGACAAAAATGAGTAATTTATCGGCACCATCACGGAAGAAATCGGCGCCTTCAGGGGTTTGTGTTGTGAATTCATACATGGCGGCGAATGCTTCTTCTGTTCTATCTTCCCCTAAAGTATACGGTGCCATAAGCATGTCAAGGATAGAACTATTCTGATCATAAGGCCCATTAAAATAAGTTTCGCGAAGACTAGTATTAATATATCCGATTCGATAGTCAGAAGTGAGCTGTTCAATATCTATTCTTAAAAGCTCGACGCCGGCGCTAACACTATCGTAGTTATCATTCATCGAGCCCGATGTGTCGAGTATTATTAAAACATCTAAATGCTCCGGAGGAGATTGCTGGTAAAAAGAGTCTATCACCACTGTCGTTGGGCGAATTTCTTCTATAATATCATATTTTACCCCATAATCAGGACTGCATGAAAGAAAAGCCACGCACATCATCAAAAATGTTGTCAATGTTTTTAGTATTTTATTTTCTTTAGTGATCATCGCAGTCGCATGGAGCATACCCACAGCAAGGGCATCTAAAAGGGGGTTCTTCTATATTATTTAGTTTGTTCGTAAGGAAACAAGTCGCTTTCGCGGACATTTCTAATAATCCCACGTACGTCGATAAAAATTTTGTAATCATAAAATGGATCATCGTATAAGACCTCTAAAATAACACACCTGTGTTCAAGCATGTGTTCATAAGTATTACCCATTGGTCTGTAAATCGCCCAGTCATCCATTTTAAAGTTATAAACTTTCAACTCTTGCTCCTGCTTAAGACACACTCGATTTGACCGGCTGAAATATACAAAATCTTCCCTGCGCTGTGGACCTTATATGCGTAATTTAACCAAATTGTATTTTCTTCTCTGCGACGAAAATCATCAGGATCTATAAGCTCTAATACAATTGCCCAGACTCTCTTGGTAGATTTCTTTCGAGTACGTAAACCCACCAAATCACCAACTAAAATATCTTTAACTAGTCTTTTGGTGGATTCCATTCTTTTAACCGGGCGATACCATTGTCGATCATCACATATGAAGTGTGTGATATCCAATCTCCGCAATTAATATAGGTTTTTATTTCTTCTCTTTCATTAACCCATATAACCGCCTCTGGGATATGGGTATGTCCCAGTATTATCACATCAACGTCACTATTCGCATCCAACAGATCCCAAATTCTTTTTAATTTGCGCTTCTTTATTTTACGAGAGATATACCAAGATGTTATGTCAATATTAAAATAGTTCTCTATTGACCCTTGCACAAGCGACAATAATTTTATCCAAAAACTATCTTTAATCCAGCCTTTGTCGTAAATATCACCATGTTGTACCCTAAACGTTCTACCCTTTTCTTCAAACTCATATGAATTTACAAATTTGACGGGACCAATAGAACTCCCTATGAATCCCATAAATGATATGTCATGGTTACCTACCACATATATTATCTCTTTCGAGGGATCGATCGCCTTAAAAAGAGAAAGTGCCCGATCTGTGAAGATGGGCACTTTTATAAGATCAATAATGTCTCCGTTCAGGATCAATTGATCGTACTCGGTCGATTGCAATAGAGCTTTTACTTGATCAGCTTTATAATATTTACTTCCGATATGAATATCTGATATTATTAGTCGTTTCATTTTGCTCCCTATAATAGTTATACTGTTTCATAAAGGAAGCGCAATGTTTTTTAATATTTATTCAATCGAGAGCGGCACAGATTGTCCAGAGTATATTTGCGTATAGATAGGCAGCCCATCTGGTCCGGGAGCTAACTCCAGCGACAAATTGAAGACCGAGGCGCCTCCGAAGCCTGCGGGCAGGCTTGACAACGCATGAGCCGGTACACTAAAGGCGCCGGCTTCTTCAAATCTACAAAGTACCTGTTCATCACCTGCTGCAGCGGCAAAGAAAACATCGTCTCCGCTAGCATTGGTATAATCTACTAATAGATTGCCACCAGTTGCCGTCAGACTGTTGCTAGAGAAGAATACTTGGCTAGGTATCTCTGCGATGTCAGCGACAGCCCAGGGACCAAAATAAGCCCCGGAATCACCGGCTGCAGAGACAGCAAGAAGGTCCCCTTGGTTAAACTCGGGTCTATCCGTAACAATATCTCCATTTTCATCGCTATGAGTTTGCCATGCATAGAAGGGGAGTACTCCCTGAAGAGTTCTTTCCATACGATAAGATCCGTGCGCATTAGAAACTTCAAACCAAAGTCCTGCAGAGCGAGCAGAGGCCGGAATTCCAGGCCATGAGCTTTCGGGATAGTTAGAGATTATTTCATCATTAGTACCTGACCAACATTCGCCAACTTGCAATGAATCAAGCGGATTATTACAATATGAGATGTCTCCGGGTGGTTCCCAAAAGACTGCGGACAAGCCATCAGCTGCTACTGTCTCTGAACTGTCTTCATTAAGGCTAGCCTCGTAATTCTCCACATTAACGGTGCCGGCAATACGACAAACATCAATTTGGATATCTGGGATAGGTTCACAATCTGCAGCAGAGGAGCCCTCGCTGTCCATAAAGATTGCTCCCTTCGTCTTGTGCCAGTCGCGGCCGCCTACAAAAGTGCTGGCAGTAAAGCTAACATAATCACCAACCATCACAGAACAAACGTAATAGCCGTCCTCATCAGTGGTGACTGTAGACGTTGTTTGTCCGCCTGCGCAGGTAACCTCAGCGCTTCTAACTGGGAAACCGACAAAATCAATGACGCGCCCTGATGCACATGAAGGTACAAATCCTTGATCGCAGTTCCACCATGAAAAATGAGGCGCTTCAAAGGTAAAGAAAAGTCCGTCTTCATCACCAGTGATGGTTCCTACAGATTCTTCAACCCAGATACCTCGCTCAGGACTGAATGACCACGTTGATTGGGTGTCGCCTACGGAAAGCTGGTAATCTTCATTTAAACTACCATTAGTAATTGGGATTTTAATGTTTGCCGGCATGTCTGGATTAACTGTTAGGACTTCTCCATCAATACCATAAAGAGTTATATCAACCATACCATAAGATACAAGCTGTGAGGAGCCATCAGAGCCAATCGCAGAAAGATCTCGTGGCGCAGCATCAAGTTCATCGGTAGTGGGATCGACATGAGTAATCTCTACCATCACATTACCAGTATAAGGATTTCCGGAAACGCCATCGATAAAGCTGTTTGCCTGAAAGTCTACAGTAACGTCATCAAGAGTAATCTGTGAAGTTTCAGTACTATTAAAGGTTGCTACGCCACCGATACCCATCAGTGCTGTATTTGAAGTTGCTGTTTCCCAGCCAATCAGCTCAACAACCTCATAGTTTGAAGCGTAGCCTGACTTGGTGAATTTGATAACGATATTATCATCTGGTGAAACGTTTTCAAGCGTATATGAGCCATCGTCTGCGGTATATGCTACTTCAGTTTCGGTGGACACCAAAACATTCGATAGAGGTTGTCCCGAAAGGTCTTCAACAAATCCGCCAATTCTTCCTATAGGTTGTGTTTCAATAGGGTCGTCAGGGAGGACAGTATCAGTATTGTCAGAGTTAAAACAGCCTGTCAAAGTTAACAGTGCTGCGATTATAAGTGTTTTTGTCATTATTTTCTCGTTTTTGCAGAGTTATAAATCTGCTTTGTTGTTATGTAAGTGGTGGAGGTGGCCAGAGTCGAACTGGCGTCCAAGATAAATCACAATTCAAGTCATTCACAAGTTTATTCAGTTTTAGTCACAAACTGAAAAGCTATACGGTTATAATCTATTGCTTACCGTCCTGTTGCATTAGATGGTTTTGATTTTTACAACTTGTCTGTTGTTTGCTTAGATTGAAAAGAAGGCTCTAAGCAACCTCCCGATTAAGCCGCTAGGCGGACAGATTCGAAATTGTTATTATTATTAGCAATTATTGTTTTGTATCTGCATTTAAAGTCTACTGGTACGTTTGACTACTTGCACTATTCTTCTTTTTTACCCTGTCGAAACCCTTACACCCCCTTTTTATCTTTCTTCTTTTGAAATATAACACCAACTGGTGCATGATTTTGATCATCTAGCCAGATATAGAGTCCGGTTGATTTCTTTTCTTTTTCGGTATGTTTAAATGTGAGTTCTTTCTTGGCTTTTTTCATGGCAGCAGATTCAGTTTTATGAGAGCTGATTAAATCTCCCATAATATAGCGCCCGTTGTATTTATAAAGCTTCCACATTATCATTATCCTTTAATAGTTCAGCCACTTCATACCTTTTGATAGCTTGATATAATTCACTATCTGTAATGCCTAGGAACCTGGCTGCGCTTTTCTTCGAGTTAGTTGTTGAGAGTGCAAACCTTATTAAAGAGTCCTTCATTATATATGAAGCCTTCGACCACAAGCTAAATCCATATGGTCTATTATTAATATGGTTAGCTGAGAGTTCTAATTTAATTGAGATTAAGTCTTCTAATGTTAAATTATTAATACTAACTAATAAACTATCATTAATAAGGTTTTTTGCTTTCAATTTTATAATAACACTCTTATTCTGAGTTGTCAAATTCTTTTTTGCTTTTTTCCGCACATCTCACCTAAAACTCAAGATCAATTTCCTCTTCTGCGGACTCTTCACCGCCCTCTTCAGTGGGCGCTTCTAATTCACCACCCTCATCAGCCACAGCGTCTTGGTAAGCTTGGTTTGTGGGCTCTTCAACTTCTGGGGACAGCTCATCTTCGAACTTATCAAAATACAATTTTAGATTGGCTATAAGATAATCGTAGAATAACTCTTGGTCTTCATTGTTAGACAACAGTTCATAAGAATCAATAATTGAGGTTTGAATCTTTTTGAACGCGTTGAAAGCAACGTTTCGACCGGTCTCATCTGCGCCATCCATTCCAAATTCATCTCTAGGATCAGACTCTTCGGGCTCTTCTTCATCCGCAGACTTCTCTGCGTCTGTACGGATATCGATAAACTTGTCTGCATCTGCGGGTCCTCCGAGATCGACGTCAACAATCTCGGCAAGTGCTTCAATATCATCACCAGCCTCGTTATTTACTTCTGCGGGCGTAAGAGCACCAATGACCGCATTAATAATGTGGGCTCTAAACGATTGTCTTTGGGAGCCATCAGTTGTCAGAAGTTTGAAGTCAGTCTGCAGAACGGGAATAATCTTTTTGAGGAGATCCTCCAGCACGTTGATACCGGTAGATTTATTAGGTGTGGGATCATTATCGGGTGTAACACCTTCAGACAGGTTAGAAAGCTCTATATTTAAAAGACCCCTTACTATGCCACGTAATCTAGCTTCTTCTTCTAAGATCTTAGCTGCAGCTGATTCTCTTCTCTGCTTAACAACTTCAATCAACTGTCTAATATTTTCTCTGAGTTTTTGCTCTTGCTTGGGGATCATCTTTGTATACCTCTTTCCATAATTAGTTTCATAACTTCGTTCACGATAACTAAATTTTCATTCTTTTTCTTTCTGGGTTTTTTCTTGGGTTTACCCAACCCAGATTGCAAAGGGCCTGAGTAACCGGTCACATTCCCCGGCGCCCCACCGGGTCCGCCACCCCCAAGTGATGTTTCATTCACAGGATCTTGTGCTATTGTAGAAACTGGAGATGGTTGTCCAAGGATATTGAATAACTCATCGATCTTATCTTGTGGAATATACTCAGATAGCTGTCGTAATGATTCCACATCTTCTGGGTTGGTTACTAAATTGCTGACCAACTGCCGCGAGTCGCTGGCGCTAAAAGGTTTGTTATCAGAGCGCTCAGAAGGCACTACAGCGTATTCCTCACCAGCTAAGACGTTAACCCCTCTCTTCTTCTTTTTATATTCAGAGGCGCCTTTCCAGCGCATGAAGTCGCGATCTTTTCTGCTAGCGCCCAAAATAATATCGTCTCCCGCCTTGATATCTAGCGGAGATGTTTCACTAATATATTCATAAGCAATGCTTACTGGCGATCTCATCTCTGAGTCTGCAACTTGTATTTCAACACCCGGCAGGTTTGTAACATCAGAGAAGACTGTTTCCCAAATTCGTCGGGAATGTTCTGCACTAACTTCTGAATCGTCATGCGGCAGCTTCCTCAGCGCGCCTTTAGGGTTGGAAATCAAAATAATTGTTCTGTCCGCCTTTGGCACACCGTCACCGGTAGCATAACGACGTACCATATCGGCATGCCCTCTGTGTGGTGGCTTAAATGCACCTGGGACAAGAGCGATGGTCTGACCCGGACGATCTGCAAACTTGCGATCTCCTAGCGTCTCATATTCATCACTATACCATTCGTCTTCTGGAGGCTCTTCTTCGAACTGTTCCTTTAGACTGTTGGCATAGTCCATAACTGCGTTGTAGATGGTTCTCTCGGCGTTCTCTTGAACAACAATGTCTACGATAGGGGTACCTGCCAAGACGTCCTTATAAACCATTTGTGGGAGTTTCTGGTGTTTGTGCCCTGCGGCCTTAATTTCTGTCAACCACTCGGCTATAGTTTTCGTTATTTGTTTATTTTTTGAGATTTGAACAGTAAAGTTTCGGCGATCAACGGATTCACCAGTAAATTTGGCAGTTTTATCTACCATAAAGTTAGCGCGACTAAATTCCAGACGATCTACAAATTTCACTCCATTACCCGCATGATCTACTGCTACATATCCCTCTGGATTCGTCGCAACCAGATCTCCAGAGCCATCATCTACAAAGTGCTTTGTATTATACACAGCATTGTTGTATTTCTCAATAAAAATGTTTTTGGCTTCAAACAATAGACGAGATACCTGAAAGAGATTAAGAATATCTTCTTTTTTGCTATCGAGCAGTTGAATATCTTGCAGAGCTTTTGTTTCGGCTTTGCCGCGGCCTTTCTCGCTTTTTAGCTTACTGATTTTCTTTTCAGAACGCTCGAAATACCAGTTCTTAAAGCCATCAAAAGAACGTTCTGGATCCTCCAAAAACTGTCCGCCTTTAATTTCGCTGTTAATATAGATATTCAGAAGCGCAGAAGGCAAATTATTATAGTCTATACTTTCATTAACCGCGTCAGCCTCTTTAACTAAAGAAAGAATTCTCTTCTCTTCACCAGCAGTAAGAGTTACTGTACCGGTGTCATCTGTAAAGAAAGCATCATCGAACCAAATCCCCGGCGGTCGGTTCAGCGCGCTTACATCTGCTCCAAAGCTAGCGCCGCTATCTAGACTATCATATGTAGTGTGAAACACAATACCAAATTTCGATTGCCCAATCTCTCTACCTAAGTCTGAATCAACCGGTACCGCATAAACTATCGTGTTTGGCTTAAAGCGGTAGTGTGGTTCTCCATCTATTTGAACAACATCGAGCATTTCATCATCGAACATGAAATCACCCTGCAGAATATTTTTGATCCCAAGGGAAGGGAGATATTTTAATGCTTTCGATAATTTATCAACAAGCCCGGGCGCATGCCCGTGGTTTCTGACAATATCCTCTTCAGTGTAGTTAATTTTAGGAACCTTATTAAAGATTGATTTAGTTCCTACAAAAAACTTACCATTCTCGGGGTTGATACCAACAAACATCGCCGGTGCACCATCCCATTTAACAGATGTTTGCACATGCGATTTAGAATTCCCCTTTAGGGTTTCAAGAAGTTCTAACAGAAATGCCCGGGCCATTTTATAGCCGGCTGGACCTTGCGTGAGAACTAACTCTTCGAGGTGAGTAAGGTGTGTGTTGGCACTGCCTTCTTTTAAAAGTGTGGGCATTTATTTTCCCTCGTTTAAACTTTCTTCTAAGATATTCAGCTTCTCTTCCAACAACTTCATTTCGTTTTGCATCTTACGAGCAGAACGACGAACTTCTTTAATATGCTGTTTAGCTAAAGTTAAGCGGTGCTCCTCTGTTATAGAACGAGGCTTAATTGCTGTGATTATTTCCTGCAACCCGTGGAGATAAGTAAATATATTCCTATCTAAACCTTCTCCTAAAATAAAGTCACTCCAATTTTTATCTAGCGACATCGTTTATTTACTTCTTTTTGGGCTTAGAGGCTTTTTTTACTTTTGGTGCTTTCTTCTCCACCGCTTCATCAGCAGCCGGTACAACCGCCTTTTCTGGTTTGGCGACAGGCTGTTCTTCTTGTACAGTTTCCACAACTGCTTTAGCTGCATTTCTTCTTGCGATAAGCAATCTTTTCCATTTTTTACCCATTTTTCTTCTCCTTAAGTTGTTTAATGGCGCGCTTTACAATCTCTTGCAATCGTACTTCGACGCCCTCGTTTTTTGTGGTATCATCTTTCTCACCCTCGTGGGTTTTAGACTCATCGCCCTCGCGATCTCCACCATCGGTGTAGTCTTTGGCTCCCGGGTCATTTTTATCCTTACCCTTATCACCCTTAGAAGCACCAGTATCACCTTCTTCAAGTTCTTCTGATTCCTCTAATGATACTCCAGCACCGCGGTGAGCGGCTGCAAAGTCCTGGTTTTCATTTAATTTGTTGAGATCCATTTTTAGACCCCAGGCTTCTGAAAGGAGACCCTTGAGTTCTCCGTTCTTCCATTGTTTTGTGGACATTATTCTACTGTCTCCTTTTTGTAGATGTTCAAAATAAATAGTACTCTTTATGCTATCTTCCCAATCTCGGAAGCACATGTTTCCTTTTTCGTAGGCTTCTCGCTCCATATTTCGCAGATGATCATTGGTTTGAGCATATCCCGCACCCATCTCACCGGGGCTGTCAAACTCTCCACGACAATTTTGTGCATGATGTACCAACTCGTGAGAAATAGAGCGCATGATATCTTTTGGATGGCGCCCTGTTATGAAAACTGTGATTGCTTTACCCGCGGGATCATAAAAAGCTGTCTTTCCTAAAGGATCTTCTGCGTTCTCCGCAGAACCTTTAAGGAATAATTTTGGAGGTTCATTAAAACCCATCTTCTCTTGTGCATAAGGAAGAAATCTTTTAATCATAGGGTTGATAATATCGATCATTTAGAAACAAACCAAGTCAAGATTATAGAGTATTGTAAACTACTAGTATAAATAGTTGCAACTCACCCCTTTTCCACAAACTTTGGGTTTATTTGATCAGACCTCTGCACTTTTGACACTAATTTTAAGCTAGGGGTAAAGAACTCCACCTCAACCTGATTACTATTAGAAAGTGGCATCACGTTTGAAATCGACACCATTCGATTACCTTTTATCTCATTTTTGATGCCAGTAATCACTCCATAGTGAGGTTGCCATTCACGCAATTTATAACACCATTTTTTCCATTCTACAATATCGCCAACTTCTAAATTTTCGGCAGATAACTCTCCAAAAACCGGTTTCTCATCCATTATAGACGACAACCCACGAACAAACCTTTTGCTGCAGAAAAGAATTCATTTTTTCATAAGCTTCGTCTTTGCTTAAAAATGGACCATCAGAAGCCAGTTCTTCGCTCTCAAGATCATATTTGTAGAGTATATAAAGCGTCTTTCCACGCATTGCCGGCTCATTTGGAATTAGAGTTTTTGTCTTTCTTTTATCAAGTCTCATATGTGTCATAAATAGCGCACAATTTTCTATTGGAAATAAAAAAGTTCATCTTTTTGGATTCACATTGACTATACTAAGGGATAAAAGGGTGATAACTGCGAATTCAAAACCACAAAGGGCGTATAATCCCCAAGAGCCACAACACACAAGTAGATATTTCCAAGGTGCGTTATTAAACGTAAACAGCATTAGTTAAAGCCTATTTCTTCTATCTCGTCTTTATCGATCACAAAAACAATACCATCTGAAGACATGGACAGACATTGTTCATCTTCTTCTGTTCCAAAATCTAGAATATAGATATCTTTGCCTCGAAATAGCTTCACAACTTGTTTCGTAGATGGTTGAAAACACCAAATCTCACCAGTTCCCTTAATTATGTGAAAGGGTGTCAGTGCACCGTCGGCGTCCTTTATAGTGCCAGAGATTTGTTTAACTAAGACTTTAAACTTCTTGGCGTCAACATTATCCCACGCCATTTTAGAATAGTTTTGGCCAAGCAATTGCTATAGCCATTATAAATTGAACAGTAGCAAATACAGCAACTGCCTTGGTTTTAAATATTTTAAGCTCTTCTATCTCTTTGATATACATACTCAGCTGAGTGGGTGAAACAACTTCGTCTACTTTGTTTTTCCACGTACGGATATCTTCGATTCTCTCTTCTCGCACACGCAGTTCAGCCAATTTCTCTTTTATATCTTGAAGCTCTGATCTCAAATCCTCGATAGTAAGAGAAAGAGTCTCTAGTTGTTTTAAAACTAGTTTTGAGTATTGATCCCACCCATTATCATCTTGCATAATAAAACAGCCTCCCGCACCATGGTATACTAATACTATGATAAATAGTGGTTAGCAAGTCATTTGCTATAAGTCATTTACCCCAGATGTAACCCGGTGTCGGTTTTCGCCGGTTTCTTGATTATCAACTCAAAATTGTCTGGTTTTATTTCGCTAAGTTTTTGCCGTCGCTAGCTTATTGGGCTACATCCTCTGCATACTTTACTTTTCTTGCTATAATTTTAATCTCTGGGTATTGCTCAGATAAAGCGTTGATAGCTTCCACATTATTCCCGGAGTCATCGAAAAACAATACATCTGTAGCACCTTGTTCTATTCGATCGGCTACCCACGCCGCCTTGGCGCTGGGATCTGAATCTGCTAAAAGCTCGAATGTAATTTTCGAAGTATCAAGCCCAATGCTCTCAAGATAATCCCGAATCGCGCCCTCTGCCCCGGGCGCCCTCGCCGTCAAGATAGCAATCTCACGCCCCTCTGTGCCGGCATTGATTGCATTGCGAACAATGTTGGTAATTTGTTTAATTTCTCTTGGGTTAATCACTTCATCAAACT